GCATCCTTGCCCGTTTCATTTTTTTATGCTTCTTGCAACATAGCTTCCAGTTCATTAGTGTCGTTTTCCAATTGCTTGGAAATTAACTGGAGCAAATCCGCGGTGGATTTGGGTGGCTCATCGCACCCCCTTATCATTTCCGAAACCGCTGCTAGGCTTAACCCCGTTCGTCTCAACCTCCCCATAACTTTGCAAGCTTCCAATGTTGTTGTTGTCATTGTCCAAACTCCTTGATTGTTATTGGTACTTTTACGACTTCTGTAATGGCCGCGCCCAAGTCAAGCTTAGAATGAATAAGCTTATAGGCAAATAAAAACTATTTTACTTGGGTATAGAACATTTATAGGGCTATCGTAAATAACGATTTAATCGATTAAGAATCCATTGTCGATCAACCTCACCCAAACCCAAGAATGGCCGGGCTGGAATGTTTGATCCAGGGTGGTTGACCACGGCCACAGGGTGACTTGCACCGGCCCAAAATAGCGCTTTTTTCTTTTTTGCTCTGATCAGGTGCGGGCGGGTTTTACCCCCATGTTGGTGTATGTTGGCATAAACCACATTGGTGCCTTGTTCCAAGCTGGTTTCACTAGCCCGGTAAATAATCGAACCACGCAAGCGGTGTGAAACAGTTAAAATCTTAAGCCGGTCTAATTTGCGGATGGCTTGCGCCCTAAGTCCGCCGCGCTTGTTCAATGCTTTGTTGCCGCCAATACGTTGAAACAAACTAGCATCGGCAAGTTGTGCCCACGGGTTGCCGTCCGGGTCACGCTGCAATGTGAAGCGTTCATCCACTTGTAGTTGTAAATATTCCCCGATATCCACAAACACTTCACGCATGTTGGTGCCATGCTTTTCCAGTTGCTTTAAATAGTCGCGGATTTTTTTTTCATCGCGGTGGCGGGTGCTAAGTTCGAGTGTAGGCATGATTAACCAAACAACCCGTTCCTAAAATCAATTTCAAAATCGGCGGGCCATGTTGAGCCAGCCCCACACATATAACGTTTTTCATTACCGGTGGATTTTCGTTTAACAGACACGCTAGCTTGATACGCTTGCACGCTGTGACCCTCCATACTGTCTTGATAATCTAACAATTCAAAATCCAATATATCAATCCCCAGTTGGTTTAATGTTTCGATGAAGTCACTTTGCACACTTGGTTCCATTGCCAACCCCCTGCTATTCTTTTGCCGCCTCGAACCCTTCCCACACCATTGCCCATTGCACTTCCTCAGAGCTAGGCGCCTGCGCTTCCAAGGATTCCAATTGTTGTTCGGCATCATCCGCCAAGGGTAGATTGCCCAACAACGCTAAGGCTTGCTCTAGTTGTTCGCTCATTACATCCCCCGTGATTTCGTCGTGGACTTGGTGGCCTTGCCCACCAAATCATCAAAATATTTGACCATATCGGGCCGCCATTGCTCCATGGCTTTACGATGCAACAACCATGGCACAAAATGCTCCGCGTGCCATTCCAAGTGATTGGTGCCACCATAGGTGGTGATTGAATCCGTTATCGGCGGCTTTACTCCCTCACTATAGTAATGCAGTTGGTGGCCTAATTCATGCGCCCATGTGAACACTTTGCCCCGGTCACTTTCTTTATCCCCAAAAGTAAAATTGCGTTGCCCCTGTTTGTGTTGTTTGAAATCGTTTTCGATATCATCCAACACATCAGCCACCGCTACATTTTTAAAATTGCTATTGGACTGCACCTTCACCATGACCAAGTCACGGTTCACACGGGTAAAACCTAAGGTTCTGCCAGGGTGGCGGGTGGTGAAGCTCGCTAGTGTAGCCAGATGATCGGATTCACCGATGAATTGCGCCACTTGTTCAGTGATGCGGTAAGCGGCTTTTGTCTTAAAATTCATTTCAGTGGCTTTGATAAATAATGCTTTAACAGGATGTGCTTTTAAAAACGGTTTCAACTTATTCACGCTGGTTTGATCGGGTAAGGCTTCCAAGACTTTTTCCAGGCCGTGACGGTCAACGCCCTTGGCGGTAGAAAACACCGGGTTTTCATCTTCGGGCCATAGTGAATTAGGCGGCTTGGATGCGGGCTGCTTTAATCGCTTTTTAAGTGCCTTTTTCTTTTGGCTTAAATGTTCATTTAATTGGCTTAGGCGTGTCTTTCCGGGTGAATAGGCAAAGCCTGGATCAATGCCATTGGGGATGTCGTGCACTTCCCCCGTGCGTGGGTCAATCCATTCATAGGTGCCATCATCAGGGCCGTGGTCGGATATGGTAAACCCGCGGGCTTTGGCTTCGTCTTCACTGATTGCGAATTTCTTGCAGGTACAACCCCACCCATTCATGGGCGTGTGGGTGTTCCACCACGAATCATCGTGAGGCAGCACGGTGCCATCCCATGCCAAGTGATGGGGCCGCGGGTTTTCACTGTCACCATGCTTATATAAGGCAAAGGGCCGCGACTTCCTCAAGACGGGGTCTGCAAACTGGGCTTCACGTCCAGCGTTGTACGCTTGGCGGATGTTGGTTTGGTAGATTATGCGGGTGCGCCAATCGCGCCCACCGTTGTAACCCCACCCATGGCGTTCCACGATATTGTCAAAATCATCACGGAATTCGGCCAAGGTGGTGCCTTCACTTAGGGCTTTATCAATGGCCTCGGCAAAGTCGCCCAAGATATCGGCGTGCATTGCGCCCGCAACCATGAATCCGGCGTCATGTTGTTCTTGCCATAAATCATTCCATGCATCGGTGGGGATGGGTACTTTTTGACGAAAAAAGCGGATCGCTTGATCAAACGGCAATTGGGTGGTTGTGATGGCCATGATGCAGTGCTAAACCCCTTTTAATTTTTCCCTGAATCTTTTAAATCGTTTTCACCCAAGCCAACGCACCACCTATGCACTTACACGCCTCCAATCGGCTTAGATTCGGTTTATGTGTCTTGCGGCTATTTGCCCTGGTTCACGTCATAACGCCCGGCCAAATCGGCGGTGGCCATTGCATGTTGAATAGCCCCGGTGAGTGGCTCCAAGTCGCTGCTATCTAATAAGTCAGATAAGGCACTGCGCACAAACTCCAATCCTTGGCCCTCGGCATGGGCGGTGTTGATGATGTTGCGCACTTGGTCAATGACATCATTAATGGCGCTGCCGGTCACTTGGCTAAGACTGGCCACTAGGTCATTGACGCCATCATCATCCACGTGGTTGGGTTCATGTTTTAATGCTGCGGTTTTGGTGGCGGCCACGGGTGCAGTGGCTTGGGGCCGTTGCAACACGGCTTCCCCGTCATCGGGCACGGGAATACCCGCTTGTTCATTTACCCAATTCACGGGTATACGCACACCACTGTCAACCAACTTGGGCACCGATTCAGACAAGACTTTCAAGTCAGCAAATTCCTGAGTGTCGAACATAAAACGCGGGCATCGTCGCATGTCCGTTATACCAGCATTTAACGCCACCACAGGATAGACCAAAAAGCGGGTGACACTTTGAGCAATTTGTTTGGCGTCACCGTCGCGCAAATCCTTGCGGACTTCGTTGTGCACATCGCCCAAAGCAAAGGCACCGCTACCACTATCGGTTTGGGAAGTGAGCGTGGCCCCTAGAATTGTTTTGCTTTGGCTGCGCTCACACCAATCAATCATAATTCCAAAAGGTTCACCATTGCCTTTGGCGGCTTCCTTAAATTCCACGCTCATGCCTTCGGGCATGATGCCCGCGGCATTGTGCCCCATGGATGTAACAGCGTTTAAAAGCGTGTACTTTTCAGCGTCACTGGCACCACTAGGATAGGTGCCTAAGCGCACGGGAATACCAAAGATTTCGAGAAATTCGGCCAAGTCACGCACGGAATAATTTTTGAAGATGAACGGCCACGCCAAGACGCGCACCAATCCTGCGCGGGTAACATAACCCGGCTTGGCGCGGTGCACGTGTTGAATCCAGCCAAAGGGCCGCAACACTTCACCCAATCCGGTTTGATCGCGCAAGCGGATTTCATTTTGGTTGTCTTGGCTGGTTTGAAACCAGGATGGCGGGCGATGATTCAAGGCCGCGGGCATCCACATTTTTTGATTCAATTCCCATTCTATTTCGATGTTGGAAAAACCGTGGCCTATCGCGTCCGTCATGTCCAACAAGGTGTCTTCTAGGTCAATGGATTGCAACACCTCTTTGACCATTTCAGTGGATTTTTCTTCTTGGGCCGTGGCATTGTGCGGTGGCACAATGTCCCAATCCAAATTCAAAATGGCGTTGCGGCGTTTTTGCATTTCTGCAAACACATGGCCGTCCTTTTCTTCGATATCCAAAAACAAATCACTTTGGGCTTTCAAGTCGCCTTGCTCGGCCTGGGCCAAAATCATGGCCAACTTATTGGGTGTTAAACCGCGGCTTGGGTGGTCTGCAAATTCGCGGTGCAGGTGCCCCACTTTTGCCGTTTGTGGGTCTTGTTTTATTTCATCTAGCTGGATCGGATTGCCGTGCACATCCACAATGGCTACCATGCGCCACCCCCTTCAAAAGTAAAATCGTCGCCCATGTCGTCCATGGTTTCGGTGTAGGTTGTATCGGTCGCCGCTTGGTATTCAATGGCGGCTGGATTGAGTGTTTTCACAGCGAACAAAGCCAAGGCCAACGCTATCGCGGTGTCACCATGGCGGTCTTTGCCATCGGCGCCGCGCACTTTTGCTGTGTCTGGCACTTTGGCCACGCCCTTGTCCATTTTTACGCAACGCATATCTGCCATCACATCAGCATCCTTAGGCGCATTGATACTTTGATCCTCAAACGCGGCTTTGAATCGTGGCATGTTATTGCGATACCATTCCTGGCTTAGCATGACTTGAGCAATGCGGGTGGCACCAAATTTTTGCATGGTGACTTCTGCTAAATATTGGCCATTGCCACGGGCATCCATGGCACCCGCGACAAAGCGCGGCAAGCGTTCAATGATATAAAACACAATTTGTTTTTGTTGCTCAAACGGTACGTTGCGCAACTCGACAACAAAGGGCGTGTGCAAATTCAGATTTTGCAATTCAGCCAACGGCCACAAGGCGGTCAAGTCACCATTGCGGGCAAAGTCTTCACCAAAGTAGTGGCGTTGGTTGGGATTGAGTTTTACCAATAAGGGCTTGATATATTCATCCAACCAATCATTGATTTCAGCCACCCGGATGCGTTCGGGTTGCTGCTCAAAGCCCGCGGGCAAACTTAAACGCACCACAGGAATATCCGTTTGCATCACGGATTCAATCATCAAGCGTGGCAAATAGGTGCCCGCGCCGGATGTGGGTATCACGTCCAATTCTTCGGCGGCATCGTCACCATAAAAATCATACATGGTTTTTGTCCAGTCATCTTGACCGGCTTGCGTCCACTCAATGCCACGCACCAAACATATTCTTTTATACAAACCTTGTTTAAGCGCTTCTTTAAATGTAATGGTGTGCACGCTATAGGGCTTTTTACCTGCCAAGGCGTCTTGAATTAGATCATTAAATAAGTTGGTGTCACCGTTGTGGGTGGAAATAATGCGCACCTTACCACCCCACATCAACAAAGCCATGGCGGCTTTGATCAGACCGGCCAAGTCTTCGTGGAACGCGGCTTCATCAATACAGACCACACCTTGCTTGCCGCGCAAGTTGGAAGGGCGTGAACTTAATGCCGTGACACGAAAGCCGGAAGAAAATTTGATAACAAAGGTTAATATGTCTTTGTCTTCATCTTTGATAACTTCTTCTTCTATTTCACCCATGAACGCATTCATGCCTTTGGCCCACCCGGCCACATCGCGGATAAATTCTTGGGCCATGTCTTTGTTGTAACCGATATACCAATAATCCATCCCGCCCGCGGCTTTTGATCGGGCTGCAATTTCGGTGGCGTCTTCGGCTTCACCCCAACTCAAACCCACGCGCCGGGATTTTTCGCACAACTTCACATCTGCTTTGTCGCCAATCCATTTTTGCTGGTAGCGCAAGAGCACGGCATCAACTTTTTGCACGGCTTGGTTCATTTCATTGCATTCCCTTCATGAAGGCATTGACCACACGCGGCCATGCAATCACACATTCAAAAACAAAAAAAGGGCTACCGCTCCACACCTTGCCGTGAATTTCAAAATTAAAATAGCGAATGAAAAAAAATAAAACCCACCCAATCATAAAATATGTGATTAAACAAAATAAAAACAGATTAAAAAACAGATCCAAATTAGCCATCATGCCGATATCCCCAATATATTGTTGCGCCATTCTTGGGCGGCCTCGTCACTCAAGCCTTGGCGTTTAGCCTGGATGGTGATTTGCTCAGCCACTTGTTCAGCCTTGGCTTTGATTTCATCGCGGATTTTGATTTCACGATCAACACTGATTTTGTCGGCACTGCTTAAATCTTTGATGGCTTTGGCTAGGAACATGATGTGGCCAGGGTTCACGCTGGCATCATCATCGCCCATGGTGCTAATGGTTTGAAAGGCCACGGTGCGCAACATTTCGGAAATCAAGCGGCCCACATCACCGTGCGGGTTATCTTCCAAACGATCAACCCACACTTTGGCCACTTCTTGGGCTTGGGCAAAGCGTTCCATTTTTTCTTTGGCGCTTTTAACGTAGCGTCCCACGGCACTGCGTGACGCATCACCACCCATGGCTTGCAAAGCTTGCACGATGTCATCAATGGTGTGTTTGCCTTCGCGGATAAGTTTGTCCACTTCTGCTTGGATTTTGTTGGGTAGTTGTTTAATGCTGGATTGTCTTGCCATGGTTACACCTTCGCGGTGATGGTTCGCAGTTGAAAAGGTTTGTATTCCACGCCGTCGGTGTTGTCCACGTCGAACACGATTAAATAGGCGTTATATTTTTTTTCACCGGCGGCAATCAATGAATTGTGCGCACCCAATCGCAATTCAATTTTGCTTTGGCCTAGCGTTGTCCAATCAAACACCGCGGGCGTTGTGTCACTGTCTATGGTGATGGCGGTGGTTTGGTTTTCCAACACCAACACCACGCGGGTCACGGGTGACAGGTCGCCCACCAAATCGGCGCCGCTGTATAGCTGGCGCACAATGGGGTTGTCCCTGCCAAAATAAACCAATTCATCCATTAGGCTGGCCCCAGTTTTTGTACACTGAACGCAAAGCCAACACTGGTGAGATTGCAAACCAAAAAACAAAACATGCAATCATGAACACGATTTCCAACCATTCAGTGACGGCGCGGTAAAATTCTTTTGCAATGACGCGCCATTCAATTTCTTTGATGGGTTCAACAAAGTGGTGGCGGTAGTATTTCAAAAACAGCTTTAATGCCTTTTTAAATGCACTCATTGGCTTACACCGGATCAGGCATAAATACAGTAAAACTGGGAATGTTGACGGTGTTGCCGGTAGTGATGACTTGATCCGTGGTTTCATCGGTGATGACTGTCACTTCACTAGTGGCCGTATTTAATAGACACACATGCAAATCATCACTCCCCAAAGAATTATCCAACGCCGGTGCAGACTTGGCGGCCACCACACATTCACGGCCACCGCCGGTGCGGTCTTGCACGGTGAAATCCACAGCGGCCATGACAACTTCCGCAACTTTATATCCGGGGGGTGCATCGGTGTCCAAATTATTAGCTTCGTTAAAACTAGTGGGCGGTTGTTTGCACAACACCATTTTGTTGCAATTGGTGTCTATATGGTTTAAGCCATTATCAAAAACATTGTTGTGCCATGCTTTCATGTTTGGTTCCTCATACTTTAAGTGAATAAAAAAATTGGGTGCTTGATTCGGTTTTCATGTGCACGGTGACTGAACGCGTGATGGGTTGGTCAATCAAACCCAAGCCAACACCGGTGACCAGTGCGAAACTATCCACGGCCACATTGCTGGCGATATCGGCAACACTTAGTTGATGAACTTGCGCGATGCTGGGTTGCTCGATGGCCACAGGGCTGCCCGTGTTGGCAACGCTAAGTTGCTGCACTTGTGTGATGGCTGGACTATCCACACCCACGGTGCTAGCGATATTGGCCACAGCCAAGGTGTGTTCTGCGGTTTGAGTGACGGCCAAAACATCCACGCCGCCATTGCTAGCGATATCGGCAACACTCAATTGTTGCACTTGCGTGATGGTCGGGCTTTCATTCCCCACAGTGCTGGCGATATCGGCAACACTTAGTTGTTGCACTTGTGTGATGGTTAGGCTTTCATTGCCCACGGTGCTAGCGATATCGGCAACACTTAGTTGTTGCACTTGCGTGATGGCTAGGCTTTCATTGCCCACGTTGCTGCCAACATTTGCAACGGTGAGATTGTGAACACCACCGGCGGCCACGTATTCATCCGCGCCCACATCCCACGCGCTCGTGGGCCGGGTGTCGTCTTCAATATCGACGCTAAATGAATAGACCGAATCGGCGGACAAGTCGGTGCCCGCACCGATGGCCGCGGTGTCGGTGCTGTCCAATCTGAAATCATCGGCGGCTTTGTTTGCAAAGGTTAGTGCGGTGCTGGTGATCGCCGATACACCGGGCGCGGTGGCATCACTTGACAAGTTGGTGGCGCTGTTAACAGTGTCAAAGCCTGTGTCGTAGTAATCTGCAACGCAATCTTGCACAATGTTATTTTTTGCCAAGGCGGATGTGCCGATGGTTGATCGCGCCCATATTCCGCGTTGACAATTCACAACGGTGTTGTTGTAAATCGCATAAATATTACCAAGCGCATCACTTTGCCGCACATAAATGCCGCGCCCCGTAAATGTGAATGTGCCGTGCTGATAGTCATATATGATATTGTTCGCAATGATCACGTTGCCATCGGGAAGTGAACCGGAAGACGTGTATTCACTCACGCCATAAAGCCGGTCGGCGTTGGCTGCATACGCGGACACATCCAAGCGCATGATGTTGTCAGTGATGATATGGCCGCCGGTGTTGGTAATTTCCACGCCCGCTTGATCATTGGCGCCCGTGGTACCAGACATCAATTGCATGTTTTTCACAGTGACAAAACTATCAAGCAAACTAATACAACGCCCGTTTACTTTCATGTGGGCCTTGGTTTCATCCCACACCGCACCGGTGTTGTCACCTTCAATGGTGACGCGATTGGTGGCGCTTAACGTCCAACCACTGAACGTGGCGGCGGTGGTATCGGCGGTGCTGTTTCCTGCGCCGTTTAATTTTAATGTGTCATTGGGTGTAACCAAGTTGCGTTGCTCGTTGAGTTCCGCACTTGCTAAACTCGCATACGCGGCATTAGCGCCCGTCAACGCTGCTGTGGTGCCATCACCACCCACACTGTTTGGGTTCCAATAGGCATTGAAATCCGTCACTAGGACAAATCCCCCACGGCTAGATTGCGGGCCGCGGTTTTAAATCGTGCACGGGTAAATAAATCGAGCACATTAATAGTGGCATAGCGATTGGTTTGCAATTCTGTGAGCACGGTACTATCCAAGGTTAAACCAATGACAGATCGGCGCGTTTCAATTGAATCAATTGCAGAAAGTTCCGGGCGGCAAATAACGCGTTTTAACTTTTCAATACTCAAAGCGGGTACGTTGATGTTTTTCACAAACAAGTAAGCGGTGCGGTTCATGTTTAAAGCCATGACGGGTATATAGTCCCCGTTGCCATCGGTGGTGGCCAAGGCGGGCTTGATGCCGCGCACATCGACAATATCCCCCACTTTCCAATTGCGTGCATTGATCGCGTCATCCGCAGTGATGGGCGGTTCAACTATGCAGACTTCCACCAACACGTCCATGTTATGGCCGTGGACGTTTCACACCCGGCACCACCATGCGACCTTGGGCCACATCAATACCGGGAAGTGTAGCGGTGGCCACGTAGACACCACCGGGGTTATCAATCATGATCAAATCTTGGTCTTTTAACCAAGTCAGATCAGTGCGCAGACGATCAGCACCCACACCATGGCCAAATTGTTCCAACGCAGTGCGCATTAAAAATTCATTGATGGTGTATTGGTTGGCTTGTTCGAGAAGTTTTAAAATAACCAAGCGTCGGTCTTCGGTTTGATGCTGTTCAAAACTCACTTAGTTGCCCCCTTTGTTTTGCTGCATTAAATATTCGGTAATTAATTTCAAACTGCTTTGCACAGGTTCTATGGTCCCCTTGAGTTCGTGCAAGGCGCGTTCAGTGCCACGCATGGATTGATTGACATGCTCAATGCGCTCATAGATTTGTTTCAGGTCGTCATGGTCAGGCATGACATTAACTTTGGTTTTTAGTCCTTCCATAGACTTTGCCAAGGCATGGCATTGGTTTTCAATTCGGTGGTCTTCGGCACTTAACTTATCCATGCGCTTGTCCATTTCTTTTTCAAGCTCGACAAGCTGTGATTGAGTTGCGCGGTGTCGGTTGTTTGCGAATATATAAACGTTCAATAAAACCAAATACACAAACGTGATTAGGTTCAACCAAAACGTTGCACTGAATCCGGTGGCCATGTGTTTGCTATTCCCTGTCGTAGTTGCACGCGACGTGGTGCAGACTTTAAGGGACTGTAAAACGTTTTTAAGCGGGGTTTAATGCTGAACTAGTTCAGTGATGGGTTGTTGATAGGTTTGATGATTATGCTAATAGGGTTTTTAAAACAATGCAACTTGTTTGGATTCGTCACCGTCTTCATGCGCTTGGTGTTCAATGATGGCCCACACCCAACGTTCCGTGATGCCATGACGGATGGCAAGTTCACGCGGCTTGATGCCGTTGGCGTAATCGCGTTGTATTTGATGGTTGCGGGCTTTTGCAATCGCCAATTTGCAATTGGGCACGGACAAATAGGTGCCACCATAAATTGCACACAACACCCGTGCGGCATCTTCACCGATGACACGCAAAAGCTCGTTGGCGTTTTCAAATCGCACCGGCACCCACAATGACATGATGCCACCAAAGCGTTGCACCAATTTGATAGTGGCGGGTAAGCCAATTTCATCGGCTAGCGTTTTTATAGTTTCGGGTAAATCATCGGCGTTGATATTCATGTGAGTTTTTTCCGCATGTCACCCAAGCGTTGCCCTATTTGCACGGGCGCGGTAGGTTTGTTGGCGTCACCAGCTATGTGCACTTTCACCCGCTGCTTGGCTTGGGTTTCTTTTTTGCGTTCGCTTTGGCCTTCGGTTTTGTTCGCCAAACCGGCAACCACTTCCAATAAATATGCATGTGATTTTAGTGGGCGGGTGATACCGTCACGGCTCACCACTTGTTCAAGTGCGGCCACCCACATATCTTGGGTTACAACCCAATCACGCCCACCACGTTTGATTCTCCCCTTTGTAATGACGTCATTAAGTTCTTTTAAAACACTAGCCGCTTTGTGCCACGACAATGCATTTTTTTGTGGCCGGAATAACGCAAGATAACGGATAACTAAACCACTTAACGGCTTGGGCAAATTCAATGCGGCGGCAACGGCTTCGCGGGCGGCTTCATCTTGCAAACACGCTTCAAGCGATTGTCGTGCACCACAACATGGGCACGTGATCAGCATGGGGCGTGTTCCACCGGCGCTTGGGTGTGGTGGGTTTCGGTTTCGGGTTCGTCCACGTCGAACCAGTCGGTGAATTCGTTGGTGTGTTGGCCTTTTATGGGTTCAGTCCTTGGCATTAAAATCACGCGCCATTGGTCGGTATCAAACACAATGGGTTCACGTTTGTTTTCTTTTTCTTGGTCATTATCTAATGGCATCTTAAAAACTCGCACCACGTTGGCCTCTAAATAATGAAAAGCAAACGCAAGTTGCACGCGATTCAACCATTCACCCAAAATTTTTCCTTGGTCGAACCGGCTACGGCCACATGGACCACCGCATACATAGTCTGGATCGTCGGCGAGGATACACTCAACTTTGCATTGGGTGATTTGGTTTTTTCCCGCCCATTTTTTCAACCTGTCAAACTCAACCACACCCACGGTGTCGGTTTCATAGGTTAGCATTGACTCTACGCCTTCCTTTTTAACCGGACTAGTGAACGCGGTGGCGTAGGGTTGGAACATTTCATCCGAAACATTTTTCAAAGCAACCATGAACCAACCATTGGTCACAAACGTGAATTTTTGGCTTTTGATGTGTGCGGTGTATGGTTGCATGACTTCGGGCCGATGTTCCCAATAGTTAGGTAACAAGTTCAACCATGTGGTGTTTATTTTTGTTCTTGGCATTGTATATTCCTCCATTTGTTGTTTGGTAAAAATTGCCGCGGCTTGCGCTCGATTTGTTGCACCTAGTTGTTCGTAAACAATATGCAAAGTTTGCCGGATAGTGTCCGGTGATCGGTGCAAGCTTTTGGCGATTTCGGGATTGGTTAATCCATCACACACTAGTTGCATGATTTGTTTGCGTCGGGCTGTCAGTATTAGCGGCCCCATTCTTCAACGTCCATTCCCGATTTCTTTGCCCTCTCTGTTAATGCAGTGATTACGGCACTAAATTGTGTAGCGGCTTTAAGCCATGCCACGCGTTCAATTTTAAACATTTGTTTGGCGATGGCGTCGGCATAGCTCCACGGCAAGCGTTGTACGGTCAACAACGCTTCAATTTTTTGCAACATAGGTTCAGTGTTAATGTTGTTCGGGCGGCCTGGAAAGGTGCCCACTTTTTTTTGCGCCTTGAATCCGCACGACTTCAAGTGATCCATCACGCGTTGCAGTTCGGGCAAATTCATTTTGGTGGTGCTGGTTTTGCCGGTAATATCTTTTAATAGGTTTCGATAGCTACTTAGGTGCGCGGCATCACCGTCATCATCAGCAATGCCCAATTGCTTGGCAGCAATGTGAATTTTTTGAACTAGGCGTTTACTGTTGGTTTCAATCGGCATATTGTTCACCACAAAAAGGACAATATGACGCAAACACATTAGGCACGGCGCCGCGCTTTTTCTTATCTAACTTAGAGACCTTAACCACTATCCGTTGGCTCAATAAATCCAGTGAACCCATGCTTACCCTGCAAGGCACCTCTAACACCAAATTACTAGGCTTTAGATTTTCGTTCACTTTTTCAATACACTTGCACATTGTTAACACTCCTTTTGGTTTTTTTGCTAGAATTCATTCCGATTGGTAGCGACCATAGGACGGTACGCCGTCCAATTCCTTATCCGCCTGCACAAGCGCGGCACGTTCCAGTTGCTTGAATTCGCTTAGGGACTGTTTCGCCATTGCCATGTCTTCACCACAACGTTCACACGTGGCAATGGCGGCTTCCAGGTGGCCGCGGATGATATCGGCTTGCTCCAATAAGTTGTCCAAAAATTCATTTTTTAACGGCGCTAAATGACGGCGTAAAACCATGCATTGCTGCTTGCTCATGATTTTTTCTCGACTAGTTCAATCTTGTTGTTATGTTTAATCAAGTGTGATTTAAGGCGCTTAAAACTTTTCCAATGAGACAGATAGTAAGTTGATGATTTTTCCCATTGTTCCGCCTGTTTGGCATACTCTCTTTTTCCATAGGCTTTTTTCACTCGTTGACGTGTAGCCAGTGGAAAAACTTTTCGTGTAACAGGACGGAAAAAACGGCGGCGTTCTTCACAATCTTCTAGAATCCATTTGCCTTTAAAAACTCCATTGACATAGAAACCAATATGATTTTCCATTTGACTAGTGCGCTGTAGGCACAACTCAAGTTTATAACCATCACAATTCAAACAAACGATGTTGTAGAAACTCTTTAGTTTTTCTTCAACGTCTTGCCATTGTTCTTGGGTGATCATGTTTCATTCCTTTCACTAAAACTAGCACGTATCGTGCGCCACTCGGCGGGTTCCCAAGCGGAGTAACAAGTGCCCGCTGGTTCCGTTAACCACACGGTTTCCTTGTGGATGGCTTCGACTATGGCAATGAAGCTAAATCGAGCGAAAGCGGTTTGTATTGACCTTCTTGTCCATCACGTTCATATAGGCGCAAATATGTTTTTGTCACGCTCACCATAATTGAATCACTAATGGCATCCATTGCTTTCAACCAAGTGGGGTCTTGAATATCTAAACGGCGCAATCCTAAAATGCGAACCGTTGAAACATTGCCTTGCTTGTCAACTTGAAAAGCGTCATTGACTAGCGCCACTATTTCGGGACGTGCACCGGCTGACCATTTTTGAATACATTGATCTATTAAACTTTTAGCAACTTGCAACCGTTCATCAAAGTCAATGTGATCTTGCAATGCGCGTTGAACTTTGTAGTGCCCATCGAAACTACACAACGAAACATTCCCCTTTTTACCACCAAAGGCTTTGTCATAATCTTGCGCGGACAACTCAACAAAATCTTGAACGGCTTTCAATGTATTGGCTTTGAATGCTGCCATTTGAATTTGCAATGATTTAGCTTGTTCAACAATTTGCCGCACGGTTTCATCACGCAACAAGTCAATGGCGGCAATGGTGTCCACTGGAACCCATCGCCCTTTTGCATCTTGGCGCATGTTAGTGGTGGCTGGCTGATTCATGCTTCACCCCTTCTTGATATGCTTTTTTTGAAAAATCAACATGCACCAAACATTCATCCCCCAAATTTTCTTCCGGGTCGATATCCTCACCCCTCGCCCATAACATCGACGAAAACAAAAAACCCAACGCAAAACCGGCAACCACACAAAAGTAGAATCCGCCAAGCATTGCCCAATCAGTCGTGATTTCCATTAGTTCATCCTCCATTGCACTTGCACATTGCCAAACAAAACAAAGTTAAAATTTTCACGATTGCGGCGGGATTGGTTCACGTTTTGAAACTTGGTTCCTTGTGGGTTGTAATCAATTACCATAACGGGTTTGCTTTCAATCCGCACACATACCACGGTGTGTCCCATTGCATTCAATTCAACAACCGCGTTGGCCACGTTGTGGGCGGCGGCAAGTATGTTTTGGTTTTGTTGGCTGAATTCATAATCAACTTCAACGTGTGATTCATCTACCATTTACTTTCCTTTCTTCCGTTTGTTGTGTTCGCATGTTTTGCACGCACGAAACAACCGCGCACGCAAACTATTGGTGGGTTTAAACGGTTTGGTTTGATGCTCCATGCAGCGTTGCAACGGTATGTCACCAATCACCGGACATTCAACCGTTCGACCCATGAGTGCCCCGCGCACTTTGCGTTCAACATTGTCAAGGTTGCCCGCATAAGTGCCCTTTAAAACTTGATTTACAACCGCGGGCGAATAGCCGATTATTCGGCCCACCTCTGATTGGCTTGTGCGATCGCACTCCTCTTTTAAAACTGAAATCCAGTCATCCATTGTTTACCCCTGTTCTTATAAGTTCGCCTGTTGCGGCGTTGTATAATTGGTCTTGCCGCAATATGGGCGTGATGCCATCCTTGGCATTGATTAATTGATAGTGTGGGCAATTTGCTAACATGATTTTGCGCACATATCCGGTCTGTGTGAGTGCGTCTAAATACTTGCGTGCACACGCTTGGTTTTGCACTTGCGTCATCAGGTAACGTTCTGACAGACTACGACCAAACCGCCGCATGGCAGAATAAATAGTCAATTGATCGTAGTCACACGCGTTGCACTTCCAAGCAAAAAGCCGGTATTTGTTGACGCCAATATCCGTGGGTTCTGCGTCCACTTGATTGGATGCGGGCAATGTTGTTTTTATTTTTGGTTTTAAATTATTATTATTTTGTTTGCGTTGTTCGTGTTGTGCAATCAGTTGCTTGATGTTCTCACACTTGGGCGCAATAGGCCCAAGGTCGCGGGCAATACGGTAAACGTCATATACACCCGGCTGACCATTGGCCCGTTTTTGAAACTTCACAATTACATTTGACCGCAACAAAATGCGCACATAATAGTTGACTAGATCAATGTGCACATTTGATGCAATGGCTAATTGCGGTTTGCTGAACTTGCGCAAGATGCGCATGGACTGCCAAACCTTTTGTTTTGCTTCGTCCGCGTCCGTCATTTTGATTTACACTACAGATGCACGAGCAAGGAAAAATTCACGTTCCCCCCATGTGAGCGCGTCAACCCCTCCCCATTCATTTGCCTTGGCTAATTGTTCAATACGCGCCAGCCCTACCACCATCAAACCGATGGAACCACTAGCGGCATCGTAAAGACGCGCTAGCAAATCATCAGCAACGCTAATTTCACACATCGTGTCGGCAACAATGCGGGCGTCTTCTTGGTCTGCGGGTTTAAACTCTACCCACTGGGTGACACGTCGAGCCAATAACAAACGGCGCTTGATTTTCTTTTCAATGCCATTCATACCGATGACCATCACCGGTACTTGGGTGATGTCGTGTATATCGCGCAAGGTTTCAATCATCTTGACGTTTGAACCATCCAACAAATAGTCACCTTCATCAACAAACAATGGACGCCCGGTGATGGCAAGATGTTCACAAATTGAATCAACATAAGTATTTAAACGCCCGGACGGTTCCACGCCTAGTTCCGTTAAGATGGTGGATAACATCGCGGTGGGTGTCCATGTCGCACCCGCCCGCACAAATACACCGTTATACTGATTCACTAACCAAGTGATAGCGGTGGTTTTACCGTAGCCCGGCTTTCCATAAATCAGCCCCATGCCGGGTAAGTTGACGTTACGTTCTTGCAAAGCTTCAAACGCGGCTTGCGCAACTAGTACATTTTTAACAATGGCCATTTTGTGATGCATGGTTGTGTTTCCTCCAATGTGTTTTTTTAAGACTCGCCGTAACGGGCCTTTATTAAATCAACCAAATTTTTCCAACTCCCTGGGTGTTCTTTTTGAAATCGTTCTAAGTAGCCGCTTTCCTCCGTCGTTAAAATTCGTTCACGTTGTTGCATCGCAATCCACATGGCACGTTCAAACGGCGTGTTAAACACTGGTTGTTGAACGGCGGCGGCTTGCTGTTGTGCAATGATTTTTTCCCGGCGCTTTGCAAATTCATCATCACCAATAACGTCAGGTTTTAGCGTTGCGGGTTCGTTGGCTTGTGCGGCTTTCGCCGATGCATTTAAACCGTTTGAAGTATAAGATTCAGATGATTTGGGAAACATTGACACGTTGCCATTTTGACTTTGCGCTTGCTCGATTATTTCCGCGGCAATGTTTTTGATGTTTAAATTCTTAGCCTTGGTTTTTAGTTCGCGCTTGGCTTGCTGGATGCGTTCACGCTGGCGACGTTTCGCCGCTTCTGCCACATCCTTGCGTGATATGCCGGTGAGTTCGGGCGCTTCTGCGACACACACAAAATCGAGATTATCACCACCAAACACATATACACGGCCCATGTCATGTGGATCAAAACGCACGTGAACTTTGTGGCCGGTGTAGGCTTCAAGTTCAACGGCAATGTAGTGGTAGTGATCAAGACGGATGCCTTTTTTGCCCACCACTCTGAACCCATTATCATTGGGCGCAGTGGCCAACAAGATGTCCAAGGCGCGTTCATTGGTGATGCGTTGAATAGGGTGGCGCCAGTTCACAACCATTTGCAATGGAGTGCTGCTAATGCCTCTATGGATGCGATGCATATATATGTCATCAATCCAATCGTCACAAAATTGTTGCAATTGCTCAGACGACATTTTCACGTCAATAATTGCATCCTTTTTGAATAGTCGATCAGAAAAAGCTTTGCGTGCTTCAATGCCTTTGCGTTGCGCTACGTCATGGCCGATGTAGCCCGGTAACAATTCAAAAATACTATGGCTGAAAGCTCTAAAAAAACGTTCAATGTGCGGTTTGTGCCACGGTTGAAACGGCGGACATAGCTCTTGATTGATACCTAAATCCATTAATACACGGGTGATGTGTTGGCTTTTGTAGTCCGCGCCATTGTCCGTTTTTGCAGTTTGAGGCACACCCCAATCTAACAAGGCTGAACGCAATAAGGTGGCGACACTCACGGCTTTAGATGTTTTTGACACTAGCAACTTGGGGCGGCGCGTATAAACATCAATCACGCCCAAAATATTGTGGCGGCCATCGGTTAGCATTAAATCGGCGGGCGTGCTGTCGAGTTCCCAAACTTGATTCAATGCGGTGATGTCTTCACTAAGTGAACCATAGGCCACCATGAATTGGTTTTTCCATTTGTCCGGGTTCGATATGGCAGTGAATAATTGCGCGTGCTGTTTTTTATAATTATTTATCCAGCGTTCAACCGTGCGCTGGCTTGGCAAATTGATGTCGGGGCGGTTTGAATAGCGCGTTTCTATTGCAGGTATCACACTTGCGGCTTTGGCATGTGGGAATTCTGTTAACATTCCGCGGATAAAGTCGGCGATATCAGGTTGCTTATCGATCAAGTTTTGCGTGTTGCGTTTCGCATACTCTCCACAGAGTTTCCCCGCGCCTTGGGTTTCAATGGTTCTTTTCCATCGCCATAAAGTGACATAGCTAACAACTTTGATTTGCTCATACACCCACGCGTCAACCAAACCGGCTTCACGGTGGTTGTATCGGTTCACAAAATCGTGGGTGGCTTGTGTCGCCTTTCTTTTGACTGAACGCTGAAACTGAGCTAAGGCCAAAATAACTTGCAAGCGTGCGTTTTGCCGGTTTTCTTTGCCTGTGTTCTTAATAGCCTGAGCAAGTGAATGCTGCTTTTTGTCACTTTCAACGGTTGCGCTTATTGTGTGTGATAACGCCTTTTCACGGCCAGCATCACGGCCATGTTCAACATGCTGGCCATGGCTCGGATTCAAACATGCCTGGGTTTCTTCGGGTAAGCTTGTGATATGGTATTTTATTTTTTTGCCACCCGGCCCACCTTTGGCTTTCACTTCACGTGATAACCATTTTTCACGTTGCGCTTTTTTGCGTATGTCACGTGCATTGGCGGGAACACCGGGCAAGCCTTCAAGTTCCTTGGCGCTATACCAAGCCATGATCACCCCCAACCATTGCAAGGATGACTCTTTTTTGGTTTTGCAAAAGATTTAAAAGACTATTTATTCGACCTAACTCATCATTTAAGGCGGTGATATCAGACAACACCGGCACGCCACGGGCCTGGGCGTGTAACTCAGTCAATGCCATTGAACCCGTCACCAACTCAAACGGTGCGGCCCAACAAAATGGAAATTTATAGTTCAGGCGTGTAATTGCGGTATATGCGTTAATAGTGTCTTTTGTAACAGCCTGCCCCACTAGGCCGCCTAGGCGTTCGGCAACTTCTTCCCGATTTAGTCCTGAATCTGTGATCATCATGGAAAGTGTGGCGCGGGTTTTTTCATCCATCACGCCAAGCAAATCCAGACTATTTTCTTTTTCGGCCATTGGCTTTTCCTTGTCTTTTTTTCTTCCGGGCCTGATACCTAGATGGCCAAATTTTCTTGGGTGATACGCCGATGGCGTCGGCCACAATACGTTCCATTTTTGGCCAAGCCCGATACAACACCCCATGGGCGGCGTTGGTCGCATAACCGTGCGCCTTGGATAAACCAATAAAGGTTTGATTGCGTTTTTTAAGTGCCGCCGCGATATCCGCCGGGTGCCAATCTTGTTTCAATTCATCAATCCTAACTAGATAAATCATATTGATATATAAATATTTAGACTGAATATATATATACAGACTAGGTCTGTCAATCTTTTGTATAGATATATGTAGTTTTTTATGAAAGTTTTTTTGGTGTTTTCCATGGGTATCAGTAAAATCAACCCCTTATGAAATCCTATAAAGATGGAAATTTTAGGCACCGACTGGAAAAGGCCATAGGCGATGAAAAGCCCTTTGTATTTGCAAAGCGGCTCGGCATTGATCCGTCTAGTTTTTCCAACATGTGGAATCAGGGTTCACCGCCTGGCGCTAAAACATGCGCAAAACTAGCTTTGGATGGCATCGGGTTGAATTGGCTTTTAACAGGCACCGGGCCTGAAAGAATCCACCCTGAAACTGGAGTGGCGGAAAGAGGCCGCGCTTACCCTGAAAACCAGGAAGACAGGGAAAAGTCATTGCGTGACAGCATGAAAACTTCTACGCAATATTTAACCGCAACACTTGCGGAACTGGGATTCAATCCCGGCGTTGAATGGACGGCATTAGTGCAAGAACTTTTAGTCACGGGGAACTTAACCCAAGCAGGTGCCACCCGGATATTGGAAACATTGAAAAATCACCATGACTGAAATAGTAATATTAGCGGTTTACTTCATACCCTCATTGGTTGCTCTTTTTAGAAACCACCACAATTGGGTGGCTATCATTGTTTTGAATGTGCTTTTGGGATGGTCAATAATTGGGTGGGTCGCGGCCTTAGTCATGTCTTTAACTGCCGTTCAAAGGAATTTTAAAACTTCCTAAGCCGCTTTTTTAGTCGTTTTTTTATTTCATTTAACCTGTCGGTTTTGATCATTTTTTATTCTTGTTTATTTCATTTAACCTGTCGTTTTAATGCCCTAACTTTTTGCAAAATTTTTTTTGCTTACCTCCTTAAGTCTTTGTTTTATTTGTTTCTATCCCGATATATCCCTCATTAGTTCGCAATATCCCGGCTTTTCATCCCCACTGTCGGTTCACAAAAAT